ATTCAAGGACCACAAGGTACACAAGGTTTCCAAGGTTGGCAAGGTACACAGGGTGTTCAAGGTTATCAATCAGCACAAGGTACTCAAGGTTTCCAAGGAGACCAAGGCGCACAGGGCGTACAAGGAGATCAAGGTGTTCAGGGTGTACAAGGCCCACAAGCTTATCAGGGTGTTCAAGGTACACAAGGTATTCAAGGTTATCGTGGCTTCCAAGGTATTCAAGGGGATCAAGGTGTCCAAGGTCCGCAAGGCTGGTATGGTTTCCAAGGTGGATTCGGTACTCAAGGTGCTCAAGGCTATCAAGGTTTCCAAGGCGTACAAGGTACACATGGCGAACACGGCGGATTAACATTCGAGTGGGCATTCGATAGTGGTGTTACTACAGCAGATCCTGGTACAAGTAACTTTAGATTTGATAACGTAGATCCTACTCAAGCAACAAGAATTATTCTAGATGACACTCCTTCTGATCAGTATTCAAATCAGATCGATGAGATTCTAGATTATTTAGCTGGACTTCCGGGTACACCAAAAGGTCATATCGTTATTTCGCATGCAGGCGGAGATGGCGACGGTCCTGGCGGTCATCATTTCGTTGCTTACACATTCTCTAACTTTACTTGGGATTCAGTTGCTAAAAACTGGGGTTACTTTGACGTAACAAATATCGAAAGTACAGTTACAAACTGGCAAACAGAAGTTGTTGATACACACGACGAATTTGCTATTATTAACTTTATTCCGGGCGGTCCTATTGGTCCACAAGGTGCCCAAGGTACACAAGGTTTCCAAGGTACGCAAGGTACACAAGGTACACAGGGCGTTCAGGGTGTACAAGGGCCTCAAGCATATCAAGGTGTGCAGGGTATTCAAGGCTTCCAAGGTATGCAAGGCTTCGAAGGTTCTCGTGAATTTACAGTTACAAATAACGGCTCCACAGACTATGTAATTGACGGAGTAAATGATCCTGATCTGCATCTTCTAAGAGGATTTACATACGTATTTGATATCAATGCACCAGGCCATCCATTCGAGATTAGATTGTCTAATGGCGGTGCAGCATACAATACAGGTGTAACGAATAATGGTACACAAAACGGTAAGCTAGTATTTAGAGTTCCGTTTAATGCTCCAGACTCGTTGTATTATCAGTGTACAGTACACGGCGCAATGGGTGGAAATATTACTACTTCTGAAGTTGGTCCACAAGGTATTCAGGGTTCCCAAGGTGTACAAGGTCCGCAAGGCTGGTATGGTTTCCAAGGTACTCAAGGTATACAAGGTTTCCAAGCCGCACAAGGTTTCCAAGGTGATCTTGGCTTCCAAGGTGTACAAGGCTTCCCAGGCCAAGTTGGTCCGCAGGGTGCGCAAGGTTCGTACGGTTTCCAAGGTGCTGATGGTGCTCAAGGTTCAACAGGTAGCTTCGGTGGTGTAACATTCGATTACACTTGGACAACAAACACAGCCACATCAGATCCTGGTGTTGGTTACGCTAAGATCAATAACTCAAACGGATCTTCTGCTACACTTCTTTTAATGGATGATCGTGATGATAACTTCACAGACATTCAGCCATATCTAAGAACTATTGATGATTCTACAAGTACCATTAAAGGTCATGTTAAGATCACTGAAAAGCAAACACCTGCTAACTTCCAACTGTATACTATCAGTGGAGTAACAGAGGCTTCAGGTTATTTTGCTATCGATGTTTCATATGTATCTGGTTCTGTAGGTGGTACGTTCGCTAATGACGAAGATATCACAATCACATTTGCTAGAACTGGTGACATTGGTGATTCAGGCGCTCCCGGTCCTGCTGGTATTCAAGGTCTACAAGGTACTCAAGGTATTCAAGGTTTCACTGGAGCTGGTACACAAGGTCCACAAGGTACTCAAGGTGTACAAGGTTTCCAAGGTGATTCAGGTACTTTAGGTGCTGTTGGTGCGCAGGGTCCACAAGGTACTCAAGGTGTACAAGGTTTCCAAGGTGATGCCGGTATTATTGGTGGAGATGGTATCCAAGGTTACCAAGGTGTACAAGGTTACCAAGGTATAACTGGTCAAGGTGTCCAAGGTTACCAAGGTTTTGCTGGATTAGACGGTATCGGTGGTACTGGTATTCAAGGTAACCAAGGTACACAGGGTGTTCAAGGTGCTCAAGCTGCACAGGGTACTCAAGGTTTCCAAGGTGATTCAGGTACTGGTTTCCAAGGTACACAAGGTGTCCAAGGTTTCCAAGGCTTTGACGGTGATCCTGGTGCTCAAGGTTTCCAAGGTGCGCCAGGCGACGGTAACCAAGGTGCTCAAGGTTTCCAAGGTTTCACTGGTGATCCTGGTTTCCAAGGTTTCACTGGTATACAAGGTGGACCTGGTGTTGGTACTCAAGGTTTCCAAGGCTTTGACGGATATCAAGGTTTCCAAGGTTTTAGTGGTGAAGGTAACCAAGGTGTACAAGGTAACCAAGGCTTTATTGGAGCTGGTGCCATCGGTAACCAAGGTACTCAAGGCTATCAAGGTTTCCAAGGTACTCCTGGCGACGCTGGTACAGGCGGTGTTCAAGGTTACTATGGTTTCCAAGGTGCTGACGGTGTACAAGGTTTCACCGGTGGTCCTGGTGAAGGTGGTGGCCAAGGTGCTCAAGGTTTCCAAGGTTGGTACGGTTTCCAAGGTTTCGATGGCGGCGGTGGTACTCAAGGTCTTCAGGGTCTTCAGGGTACTCAAGGTTTCCAAGGTGATCTTGGTTTCCAAGGTTTCACTGGAGCAGGTTTGCAGGGTCTACAAGGTACGCAAGGTTTCCAAGGTGATCTTGGCTTCCAAGGTGTACAAGGTACGCAAGGTTTCGGTAATGAAGGTGGCGTAGGTAACCTACAAAACGTTCACACAACTGCTCTTCAAGATACTGCACTCTTTATTGCAATGTTTGAAGGTGGCGCAGAGCAGAGACCTCTACTTGGTACTACTGGTCCAAACCCAGGCGGTGAATCTAACTTCTACTATCAATCAGATGTAGATACACTTTATATTGAAAACCTAGAGCTTGGTGGCAACCTTACAGTTAATGGTACAACATCAACAGGATCCGTAACAGGTATTACATCAGACATGAACTTCCCGAATGACACTTATGCCACATTCGGTACTGGCGCTGTAATGAAACTCGGTTACGAGTCTGGGACAGGTAACTTCTTGTTTGATGCAACTACTGCAGTTCAATCATTCTCGATTGAGAATCAAGCAAATGGAACAGCATGGTTTACATTTGGTCTAGGATCTGGAGGTGGTAACTTTACTGCAACTGGTGACGTTACAACAAACTCTGATATTAGATTGAAAGAAAACATCGAAACAATTCAAAATGCTCTAGATAAAGTAGAAGCTATGAGAGGTGTTTACTTCCATAAGAAACACGATCCTGATGTTAGAAGAATCGGTCTCATTGCTCAAGAAGTTGAACAAATCATTCCAGAAGCTGTTATTGAAGATGATAGCGAAGATAAAATTAAGTCTGTATCTTACGGAAACTTGGTTGGTCTTCTCATCGAAGCAGTTAAAGAACTTAAAAAAGATTTAGACAAATTCAAGGGGTAATTGCAGATTAAATCTCGACTTTGAGAGGGGGGTTACCAACACCCCCTTTTCAAACCATCATTTTATTATAAATAAAGAAAAAAGCAAAAGAGATTTAAAATGGGATCCAAAGCAAATATCTATATAGATCAAGGTACAGATTTCCGTCTATCCTTAGAGCTATTCGACGAAGACAATGACGAGATGGTTCTCAGCACGATCACGTTTCATGCAGACATGCGTAAGTTATACTCGTCTAAAAAAGCAGTAGATTTCGATATTGAAACTGCTAACAACGACGTAACCCTAGTGCTTTCATCAGATACTACGGCTACATTAAATCCCGGAAAATACCAATATGATGTGTTAATGAAGAAGGCCACCGGAGAAACGTCTAAGCTCCTAGAAGGACTTGCGACAGTAGTTCCTACTATAACGGAGGTATAACCCTTGGCTATCAAATTAAAGGTTAACTCCCAAACAAACTCAGTAAGACTTGTAGCTGCCGGAGAGAAAAAGCCTCTTATAACACCAGATTCAGTCGCACTTGGCGCTGATACAACCGGCAATTATATTGCTAATATCACAGCCGGCGACGGTATTGTTGTAACTGCAAATCAGATTGAAACGGCAAATGTAGAAGTTTCTCACGCTGATACATCTTCACAAGCAAATACAAATAACACCGCGCTAGGTCTACTTAATAATATTACAGTAGATCAGTTTGGGCATCTTACTACTGTTACTAACACCGAGTTAAATACGTCTAACTTCGCATTTGCCAATGGAGTTATTTCTTCTCAATCGAT